TATGCAATATGACGTTAAATCGCAATATGCGATTGCGTCGGGCTTAGTCCTACCATTCCGAACTCGTGTAAAAGCGTTTCAGTTTGGCGCTGCAACATCGAGTGCTGGAACAGTTGGGCTATACGACAATTTTGCAATCGCGGGTACATACGCTCGGTCAACTACTGTTGCAACGGTTACAGCGGCTAGACACGGTTTGATTGTTGGCGACTGGGCATTTATTGATTGGTCTGGTGGAACAAACCCCACTGATGACTTTTACCAAGTTGCGACGGTAGTAGATGCAAATACGTTTACGGTAGCGGTTGCCAATACAGGAGATGCTTCTGGTGTTGCAACTGTTTATAACGATGTGCTTGTGATTAGCACGGTTTCAACCGGCAACGACGTATTTAATATTATCCCCGGCGAAGGTATCTTGGCTCAAAATGGGGTACGTGTTTTCCTAGAAAATAGTGTCCCATTAACCGTCTACTACGGGTGATCCATGCAAAATGAAAAAGGTTACACGTTGGCAGGCAAGAAGATCTTCTTCGGCATACCTGCTTACGACCACAAAGTTTCACTCAAACAGGCTATTTCTTTGATGCGGTTCGCGCAAGATGCACCGCCTCATGGTATTCAGGCTGCTGTAGGAAGTATTTGTGGGTGTTCCGTGGTATCACGGGCACGTAATCTTTTAGTTGCAGACTTCTTGGAGTCTGACGCAACGGAACTAATGTTTATTGATGCGGACATCAACTTTGAGCCGCAAGACATTTTCCGGCTTTTGGCTTGGGTATCCGAACCTAACATTGGGATTGCTGCTGGCATTCCTTGTGCTCGTAAGGTTGAGAAGACCTACATAGTTACCCTTGATGAAGATGACGGTAAAGTCATTATGAACAACATGGGGCTGGTACGAGCCAAGCGGGTTGCCACGGCTTTTATGATGATCAAGCGCAAAGTGCTAGAGGATCTGGTGGCTAACAATCCTCAGTGGTCCTACTGGGACGATAAGACTGAGCGCACTTTATCGGCGGTCTTTGACTTCATGGTCAAGGATAATTCTTACGTTGGTGAAGACTATCTATTCTGTGACCGCGCCCGCGAGATTGGGTATGAGGTCTGGGTAGATCCCACCATTAAACTGGGCCACATGGGAACCATAGAGTACGCAGGCGACTTTGGTAGGGAAGCCTTCTACCCCCGCATGGTCCAAGATAAGGTTGCAAATGGCTCTTCTTACAACGCTGCTAACCCCGGCAAACCCGGACTAAAGCGCCCACAGCCTGAAGGTGGGTCTCGTAGAGATTCATTTTGTGCCCGGATGAAGGGTATGAAAAAGAAATTAACGTCAGCCAAAACGGCCAACGATCCAAACTCTCGCATCAACAAGAGCCTTCGTGCATGGAACTGTAAAGAAGGTGGCTCTGTTCGTGGGGGTGGTTGTGAGATTCGTGGCAAGACCCGAGGGAAGATGGTCTGATGGAAATGATGCTTTGGAATATGGTGTTGACTACGCTGATAGGCATTCTTGCCTATATGGGCCATGAAAAGGCTTCAGAAATCAGCAGGCTCAACATCCTTCTTAACAAGACTCGTGAGGAGGTGGCTCGTGATAACGTCACTCAAGCAGAAATTACAAAGTTGGTGGAACACATTGATGCAAGGTTTAACCGCCTTGAAAACAAAATTGATGGGCTTATTCAAAAGGGGTAAGAAATGAAACGGGTTAAACGTTATGCCGTTGGTAAAACTGTCGAGTCAGATTACGATTCGTCTGATGACGCTAAAAATTTACGTCTTGCGGCTGACCGAGAGGCAGTAGAGTACGAAGGCGAAAAGATTGCTAAACCCTTGCGTGAGGCTGCTGAGGCTGCTAAAGCCGAACCCGCAAAAATGGCTTCCTTCAAAGAGGCTTTTGCTGAGGCTCGTAAGTCTGGTGACAAGACGTTTGAGTACATGGGTAAAAAATACACCACAGATTTGGCCGCTCCAAAGTCTGCATCAAAATCAGAAACTCCCAAGTCTAGAACTTTTGCTGAAAAACAAGCCGCTGCAGGAGAAAAGATGCAAGGGGCCTATAGGGGAGCGGCTGAAAATGTTAAACGCGGTTTGCGGTCTTTGGTTGGTATGAAGAAAGGTGGTACGGTGAGTTCCGCCTCCAAACGGGCAGACGGCTGTGCCGTTAAGGGTAAAACCCGTGGGAAGATGGTCTGATGCCTGCTGTATCAGCCAAGCAAGAAAAGTTTATGCAAGCGGTGGCTAACAACCCAAAGTTTGCAAAGAAGGTGGGGGTTCCCCAGTCTGTGGGACGTGAATTTACTAAAAAGGAAGGTGGTACCGTGAAAGAGTCCAAAGCAATGATGAAAAAAGAAGTGTCCTTTATGAAGAAAAAAGGCGCTCCCAAGTCCATGATCAAGCATGAGATGGCTGAAGCCAAAGGCATGAAATATGGTGGTAAGGTCAAGAAGATGGCTGGTGGTGGTTTGGCTGCTGGTCACAAACAGGCTGACGGTATTGCTAAAAAAGGCAAGACCAAAGGTAAGGCTGTGACTATGAAGGGCGGCGGGTACTGCTGATGAGACCGAGCCGGGGGATGGGCATCATTAACCCATCAAAGATGCCAAAGGCTAAGACGATCACCCGCAAGGATGATCCGAATAAGGTCAAGATGTATGCCAAGGGCGGTGAGTCTAAGGTGAACGAGGCTGGTAATTACACTAAACCCGGCATGAGAAAGTCTTTGTTTGAGCGTATTAAGGCTGGCGGTAAGGGTGGGGCTCCGGGCCAGTGGTCGGCTCGGAAAGCCCAAATGCTGGCTATGCAGTATAAGAAAGCGGGCGGTGGGTACCGGGATTAGGTTTCCGACATACGATGCTAAAACAGATGGCAATGTATTTCGGTGGATTTTGGTAGCGTCAGACGACTATAGGCAGATTAGGCAAAGAGAACGGTATGTCGAACTTGAAAAAGCCGCAGCGAAGTCTGAAAGCGTGGACCGACCAGAAATGGCGGACTAAGAGTGGCAAACCTTCTACGCAGGGACCGAAGGCTACGGGGGAAAGATACCTCCCTTCCGCCGCCATCTCAGCGTTATCGTCGCAAGAGTATGCCGCCACTACTAGAGCCAAGCGAGCCGGAAAAGCCAAAGGAAAGCAGTTTGTCGCCCAACCAAAGGGCATCGCTGCTAAAACCGCAGGACACAGGAAAGTAACGTAATGGCTACCACAGGTACTACCGCCTTTAATCTGGACCTCAACAATATCGTTGAGGAAGCCTTTGAGCGTTGCGGCCAGGAGTTGCGTACTGGATACGACATGCGTACGGCTCGCCGTAGCATGAACCTTTTGACTATTGAATGGGCCAACCGAGGGATTAACCTCTGGACTATCGAGCAGGGCTCTATCCCGCTTAATCAGGGTCAGATTACTTATGCCTTGCAGAACGATACGATTGACCTGATGGATATGGTGGTTCGAACTCAGACCGGTATTGATCAGACGGACATCAATATCAACCGGATCTCAAGCAGCACGTATGCCACGATCCCCAACAAGAATGCGCAAGGTCGTCCCATACAGGTTTGGATAGACAGGACTCGTCTGCCAACACAATTACCCTAAGTTCTGTGGAAAACATGAACTACATCGGGTTCATCAAACTGGGTAACGAGACCATCGGATACAACGAAATATCAGGGAATACCCTACAAAACTGTGTCCGTGGAGTAGATGGCAGCACCCCTGCCGGGCACTCTAGCGGCGCAATAGTGACAATTAGGAACCTACCAAACATCAACGTCTGGCCGTCTCCAGACCAGTCTAACTACTATTCTTTTGTTTATTGGCGTCTACGGCGAATTCAAGACGCCGGAAATGGTATTAACACCGAGGACATCCCCTTTCGTATGCTGCCCTGTATGGCCGCAGGATTGGCCTATTACCTGTCCCTAAAGATACCCGGGGCTGAGGGTAGGATTGATATGTTGAAGGCCGCATACGAAGAACAATGGCTGCTGGGCTCAAGTGAAGACCGTGAGAAGGCTTCCTTGCGTCTGGCCCCAAGGCAGTACTTTTATTGAGGTGAGCGATGGCTGGTCCAAAGTTTGCCTCTGGCAAGTGGGCGATAGCGGAATGCGACAGATGCGGATTTCGATACAAACTAAAAGAGTTGAAAAAACTGGTCATCAAGACCAAGAACATCAACCTTCTGGTTTGCCATACCTGCTGGGAGCCGGACCAACCCCAGTTGCAGTTAGGTATGTATCCGGTCTACGACCCGCAGGCTTTGAGAAATCCACGCCGGGACAATTCATACATTCAGGCCGGTTTGACAGGTATTCAGACCGAGACTTTAAATCTGCCAAACGAGGATGTGGACGCCTTTGGTACACCCTCCGGCGGAAGCAGACAGATCCAGTGGGGGTGGAATCCCGTTGGTTTGAACGATCCCTTGCAGTTATCCGGGTTACCCAATAACCTAGTGGCTAACGGGGAAGTAGGGACAGTAACTGTAACCATTACTTAGGAGTAAAAGATGGAAAAGACTGCAATGAAAAAGGTCGCCAAGGCCGAAGTCAAAGCCCACGAGAAAAAAATGCACGGGGGTAAAGGCTATCGGGCAGGTGGTAAAACTAATCTGGACATGAAGAAAATGGGCCGAAATCTGGCTAAAGTAGCCAACCAGAAGTCACCCATGATGCGCGTTCGTAAGACAGGGATCTAATCATGCAAAAGTACCGTGACCCAAAACCGGCTCCGTTGCCCCCCACTAATACTGGGTATCCCAACGCGATTCCTAATACTCAGACTCAGCGGACTCGTGGAACTAAAAACACGACCCGTGGGAACAGTCACAGCAAGAAGATGGGCTAAATGAACTACCAGACGCTGTTTCAGACAATTCAGGCTTATTGCGAAAACGACTTTCCTGATACGGTAGTCGCTACTACCACTGCTACGACTACTGACTTTCTGACTAAATCTCAGATTGACACGTTCATCCAGCAGGCTGAACAGCGTGTATTTAACTCAGTCCAGATCCCCGACCTTCGCAAGAATGTGACGGGAAACTGCACATCCGGCAATAAGTACTTAAGCGTCCCGACTGATTGGCTGGCTAACTTCTCCCTGTCCGTAATTGATGGGGATGGGGTGCAGCATTTCCTGTTAAATAAAGACGTTGAGTACATCCGTGAGGCTTTCCCAAACCCGACTACCGGAGGGATGCCGACCCATTACGCCATCTTTGATCAAAACTCATACATCCTTGGCCCGACTCCAGATGCTTCGTATTCAATGGAGTTGCACTACTTTTACTACCCGACATCTATTGTCACGGCCGGTACAACCTGGCTAGGTAACCGCTTTGATTCTGTGCTTCTGTATGGCTCACTGCTTGAAGCCTATACTTTTATGAAGGGTGAGCAGGACGTTCAAAACACTTATATCTCACGATATAACGAAGCCCTTGCTATGCTGAAACAACTCGGTGAAGGCAAGAACCGTCAAGATATGTACAGAACCGAACAAGCCCGCTATCCAGTCAAATAAAAGGAAAGGTCAAAGAATAGATGAGCAGCATGAGCGAAGTAGCCTTCCTACTGGGAGGAGATGGCGTCAAGGTAATGACAACTCAGGGTCGTGGGTTCACGCCCGAGGAAGTTGCCGAACGTGCTTTGGACAAAGGAGCCTAATATGGCTATCACGCAAGCAATGACCACCTCGTTCAAAGCAGAACTTCTGCTTGGGGTGCATGATTTCCGTCCGTCTGCAGATACTGGCGCAGACGTTTTTAAGATTGCCCTGTATACCTCTTCGGCCTCGTTAGATGCTAATACCACTGCTTACACTTCTTCAAACGAAGTGGGTACTTCGGGCACTAACTATTCGGCTGGTGGACAGGCCCTGACCAACACAGGTGTAGCCGCTACCAACATTAACGCCAACACCGGTACCGGCTTTTGTGACTTCTCGGATGAGACCTTCACGAATGCTAACTTTACGGCCCGTGGCGCTCTGATTTATAACACCACCCCCTCGGCGAACAGCAACGCTAACACCACATTGACTAACGCTTCGGTAGCGGTCTTAGACTTTGGTGCTGATAAAACTGCTTCTGACGGTGATTTCACTATTATTTTCCCGACTAACGATGCTTCTAATGCAATTATTCGTATTGCTTAAGGCTATGTATGCCACTCATACTACGGGATCGAGTTCAGGAAACAACAACCACTCTCGGCACTGGCACAATTACTCTTGCTGGTGCTGTTAGTGGTTTTCAATCTTTTTCTGTAATAGGAAACGGCAACACAACTTATTACACAATTGTTAGCCAAACTAGCAATGAGTGGGAAGTAGGGATTGGAACTTATACCTCTTCTGGAACCACACTATCCAGAGACACAGTTTTAGAATCATCTAATAGCGGTAGTTTAGTTAACTTCTCCGCAGGTATAAAAGATGTATTTGTAACCTATCCGGCCGAAAGGGCCGTGATTGTAGATGGGTCAAATATTGACGTTGCAAACTCTGCAATTCTGTCTGTTCCAGCAGGTGGTACGGGCGCAAGTACTCTGACTGGTGTTGTAATAGGTAATGGTGCTTCTGCATTTACGGTAAAAACAAATCCCAGCGGGGCTTTTGTAGGAACGTCAGATACACAAACACTAACCAATAAGCGGGTTAATCCAAGAGCCGTATCAGCCGGAGCAACTTCTGGAAGTCTAACAATCAACGGCGATACAACCGATGTATATGTTGCCGAAGGTCTTACCGGAGCAATAACCTTTTTGCAGCCAAGTGGTACTCCTGTAGATGGTCAGCGACTCATAATCAGAATAGAAGACAACGGCAGTGCGCGGGGTATAACTTGGACCACAACCAGCGGTGCATTTAGAGCAGTAGGTATTACCTTACCAACCACTACAGTTTTGTCAAAAGTGACTTATGTTGGATGTATTTATAACTCTACAGATATTTTTTGGGATGTAATTGCAACAGTAACTCAAGCATAAAGGAGAAAAAATGCAGCAAATTAGATTTACTTTTGAGACTCGTTTTGGGCCGTTTTCAGATGCTTTGTATCTGCCGGAAGACCACACTTTTACCGATGAGCAGATTGAGGCGATGAAACAGGAACGACTAACCAATTGGCTTGCGGTAGTTGATCCTCCTGTTGCTCCTGCCGAAGAGTAATAAATGGCAAACCGGTATTGGGTAGGAGGAACCGCAAACTGGGACGGCACTGCCGGAAAGTCAATCAACTGCACGGGGTTTACAGGAACAATAGCCGGTACTGTTGACATTACTGTATCAGGAAACGTCACACTCGTGGCGGGGATGACTTACAACTTCACAGGGGCGCTAATCATAAATGCCGCCTCTACGCTTATTAGTGCTGGCCAAACACAGAGCGCCATAATTTTTCAGGCGTCTGGCTCAACATTAACACTTGGAGATGCCTGCACTTTAGGCGGAACATTTACCCTGACTCAAGGAACACTTGACCTAAATGGCAATACTTTAAGTGCAATTAGATTTATTTCTACTAATACCAACACTCGTGCCATAACCTTTGGTTCTGCCAATATTGCTCTAACAAGCACTGCGGGTGGAACAACGGTGCTGTCAATGGCAACGGCCACTGGTTTTACTTTTACTGGTACTGGCGGATTTACTAGAAACATGGCCGCTACAGCCACTGTTCAGTTTGGTTCAACTACTGGCGGCACTACATTAAACGCACCAAACCTTACAATTAACGCCGGTTCTTCTGCTCTTACTATTACATCATTTAGTTATTTTAAAAATATAAACTTTACTGGAAGCACTTGTTTTGCGGGCGGCAGTTTTAGTGCCGCAGGAAATATAACTCTTGCTTCCGGCGGTACTTATACATCGTTTAGTCCAACATTTATTGCAACATCAACATTTACAAGTAATGGAAAAACTGTTAGTGTCGTTACAGTCAATGGTTCAGGAACTACTGTAACACTTGCTGATGCGTGTACTACAAACAGCACATTTACTTTAACCGCTGGAACAATTAACTTAAACGGAAACACTCTAAGCGTACCTATATTTTTTTCTAGTGGGTCGACTTCGCGGGGTGTCACTTTTGGCTCTGCAAATATTGCTCTGACCAGCGTCAGTTTTGGAGCAACTATTCTAGATATATCAACTAGTGGCGGTTTTAGTACCAGTACCAGCGGCGGCGGATTTACTAGAAACATGGTAACAGCTTCCACTGTTAATTGTACTGCTATTAGCAGTGTTAATCTTACGGTAAACGCTGGTTCCGGTGCGTTAACTATTACAACAGGCAATCTTTTTAGAAATGTAAACTTTACTGGAAGCACAAGCACGGCAAGTGGTACATTTAATGTTGGAGGAAATTTAACTCTTGCCTCTGGTGGTACTTATACCTTACTGATACCTACATTTGAAGCCACTGGAACACTAACAAGCAACGGCAGAACGCTTGGTGGTCTTACAATTAATGGCTTTGGAATTACAGCTACTTTAGCTGACGCACTTAATATTGGCAGTGCAATACTTACTGTTACTTCTGGCACATTTAATACCGCAAGTTTTAATGTTACTGCTGGTGCTCTTAGTTCTAGTAACACTAATAGTAGAACAATAACATTAGGTTCTAGTACGGTTACATTAAGCGGTACTGGTTCCCCCCCGACTGCTATAAATTTTGCAACTACAACAAATTTAACTTTTAATGCTAATACATCACAAATTAATCTTACTGGTACGGGAACATCTTCAACACTTCCGTTCACTCTTAGTGGTGGTGGTCGAACTTTTTATAATGTATCTTTTACTACTACAACCGGTACATTTTTTAGTATAAGTGGTGCAAATACATTTAATAATTTAACTTTTACTACTCCTGCCTCTAATATTACTGACGTAGCACTTTCAGCAAATCAAACTGTAAATGGAACTTTAACTTTAGGTGCAACAAACACAGCGATAACAAGAATTTTTGTTCGGTCTAACACCCCTGGAACTGCGCGAACAATTACTTGTAATGGAACACTTGCTACACTTAATGATGTAGATTTTAACTATATTACGGCTGCTGGTACTGTAGCAAGACCCTGGACAGGTACGCGCCTTGGTAATGCAGGAAACAATACAGATATCACTTTTGATGCTGGTAAAACCGTTTACTGGAATCTTGCGGGAACTCAAAACTGGGACGCTACCGGATGGGCCACAACTAACAATGGAACGCCAGCCGTAAATAACTTTCCCCTTGCTCAAGATACTGCTGTATTTACAGAGGCCGGTGCAGCAGGAACGGTGACAATAAATGCCGCCTGGAATATTGGCACAATACAGATGGCTGATGGTGTATCCAACCGAACTACGGCATTTACTTTAGCAACAGGATCAAATACCCCTAGTATTTACGGAAACGTAACTCTGTTTACAAATCTCACAATAAGCGGAACAGGCACACTTACATTTGCAGGCATTGGAACGCAAACTGTTACTTCTGCTGGTATAACCTTTACACCACCGATAACGGTAAATAAACCGTCCAGTACGTTTCAACTAAATGATGCTCTAACTTTAGGCACAACCATTACATTCACCCTAACTAGAGGAACACTTGACTTAAATGGTAATACTTTAAGCACAGGTATTTTTAGTTCTGACAACAACAATACACGTTCCATTACCTTCGGTTCAGCAAACATTGCTTTAACAAGTACTGTGGCTGCAACAACTGTGTTAAATATTGGCAACGCCTCTAACTTCACTTTTACTGGTACTGGAGCATTTACCAGAAACATGGCCGCTACAGCCACGGTAAGTTTCGCTGGAAGTCTTATTGGTGGTACTACATCTAATGCCCCCAATTTAACTGTAAATGCTGGTTCTTCTGCTCTTACTATTGTATCAGGCAGTTGGTTTAAAAATGTAGACTTTACTGGTAGTACAAGTACAGTAACAGCCACCTATAACGCCGCAGGAAATTTAACCCTTGCTTCTGGTGGTACTTATACCTCGGTTGCCACAGAATTTCGTGCCTCTGGAACCATTACAAGCACTGGCAAAACACTTGGCAATACTGCAATTAACGGTTCAGGGATTACAGTTACTTTAGGTGATGCGGCTACTCTAGCAACAACCGGCACATTCGGCCTAACTCAAGGCACTCTTAATCTAAACGGCAATACACTAAGCACAGGTGTATTTTCTTCCGAGAACTCTAATACCCGTGCTATTACATTTGGTTCCGCAAATATTGCCTTAACCACCACTACACCGGCAACTATCGTGCTGAATATGGGAACGGCCACTAACTTCACTATGACTACCAGCGGTGGAGGATTTACCAGAAACATGGCCGCAACAGCTACTGTTCGATTTGGAATTTTTGCTGGTGGCACTACATCAAACGCACCCAACCTTACAGTAAATGCTGGTTCTTCTACTCTGACTTTTGATGTGTCTACATTTGCGTGCTACTTCAAAAATGTAGACTTTACTGGATACTCTGGCACAGTTACTGCTAATAATTTAAACATGGCAGGCAATTTAACTCTTTCAACGGGTGGTACTTATACCTCAGTTGTTCCAACATTTCTTGCATCTGGAACCATTACAAGCGTAGGAAAAACACTTAGCAGTACTACAGTCAATGGCTCAGGGATTACAGTTACTTTAGGTGATGCAGCCACTTTACCAAACAGCATATTCACCCTAACCCAAGGAACACTTGACCTAAATGGCAACACCCTAAGCACAGGTCAATTTATTTCTACTAATACCAACACTCGTGCCATAACCTTTGGTTCTGCCAATATCGCTTTAGCACTTAATGCGGCTGCGTTTACGGTGCTGAATATAACAACGGCCACTGGTTTTACTTGGACAGGAACTGGCGGTTTTACTCGCAATATGGTATCGACAGCCACAGTGGTTTTTGGAACTACTGGCGGCACTACATCAAACGCACCCAATTTAACTGTAAATGCCGGTTCTTCTGCTCTTACGATAACTACAAACAGTTACTTCAAAAATTTAAACTTTACTGGTTATACGGGAACGCCTTCTGCTACTTATAATGCTGCAGGCAATTTAACTCTTTCGACAGGCGGTACTTATACCTCACTTGTTCCAACATTCCGTGCATCTGGAACACTAACGAGTACCGGCAAAACACTTGGCAATACCACGGTCAATGGTTCGGGGATTACAGTAACGCTTGGTGATGCAGCAAATTGCCCGACCCTGACGCTTACTGCGGGTATTTTAGATTTAGCAGGGTTCACATATACAGCCTCAACATCAGCCGCAACAGCCGCTGGCACAAAGAATTTGACATTTAATGGCGGAACACTTGTTTGCTCTGCCGCCACTACAACAGCATGGAATAACGCTCAACCAACAAACTTCACCACAACAGCAGGCACAGGCACTGGAATAATTTCTATGACCGCCGCAACGGCCAAGACATTTGTCGGCGGGGGGTCTACTTATAACTGCACACTAAGACAAGGCGGCGCAGGTGCGTTGACTATCAGCGGCTCTAACACTTTCAACGACATTACAAATAGCACCCAACCCGCCACGGTGACATTCACGGCAGGAACAACTCAAACATTTACAAATTTTAGTTTGACTGGAACCGCAGGAAACTTAATTACAATTAATAGTAGTTCTGCCGGGTCGCAGGCAACACTGTCAAAATCATCGGGTACGGTAAGTGTAGATTACCTGTCAATTCGGGATAGTAATGCCACAGGGGGAGCAGCGTGGTATGCCGGAGCCAACTCAACCAATGTAAGTAACAATACTGGATGGATTTTTACAGCCCCGCCTAGCGCAGGTAACGGCAACTTTTTGATATTTTTAAACTAAATGTTTGGTTTAACTACTTTCGCCGGAGCACCTTTTTCCAGTACGGGAACGGTAAATATTGGCGTTCTTGTCACCGGTGTTTCTGGTTCTGGTCAAGTAGGCACAGCAAGCATCCAGGGCAAAGTAAACGTTTTTCTTACTGGGGTTGAAGCCCCTGCCGAATTAGATCCAGTAGGCGTTGCTGCTGGATCAACTGTTGAACCTGCCGGATTCCAGCACACGGTTGATCTAGGCCAAGCAGTCATATCTACTGCTGCTAATGTCTTCCCAACTGGGGTTCAAGGTGAGAGTCAGTTAGGTCAAGCCGAAGTTCAGGCCAAGGCCAATGTTAATGTCACTGGAGTTCAGGCCCAAGGCCAACTAGGCGAAGAGGAAGTTCAAACCCAGGCTAATGTCTATTTAACGGGAGTACAGGCTCAAGGTCAGACTGGCACAGTAAGTATTCAAGGAAAATCCAATGTATTCCTAACAGGCGTACAAGCGTCTGGGTTGCTTAATAGCGTAGGAATCGCCGCCGGAACAAATGTCACCCTGGCCGGAGTTCAGGCCGAGGGCCAACTTGGTGAAGAAGAAATTAATCTTGAGGCCAATGTTTACCCCAATGGAGTGCAAGGTGTAGGTCAGACAGGCACAGCAAGCATCCAGGGCAAAGCCAATGTAAACTTGACTGGGGTCCAAGGTGCTGGTCAACTAGGCGAAACAGATGAAATAATTGACGTTGATGTCCAATTGACTGGGGTTCAGGGAACTGGACAAGTTGGGACGGTAGCAAGTAGAGCGGGGGCCAATGTATACCCAATAGGGGTTCAAGGTGTTGGACGGGTTACTTCGGTTTTGGTCTGGGGTGTGATACCTGACAGCAATGTGCCAAATTGGCAGGATGTAAACGACTCCCAGACAAGTAACTGGGTGCTTGTAAATGACGGAAATACTGTAGTTTGGGTTGAAATCCCAACATAGGAGCAATAAATGGCAAGTACTTACTCAAATTTAAAAATCCAGTTGATGACGACTGGAGAAAACACCGGTACCTGGGGTAACGTCACCAATACCAATCTTGGC